GTCTTGAGCTTGGCGACTGCTTCGGACACGTCCTGCTGCTGCGCTACCTGTGCTGGAGCCTCGTTGAGCTTGGATTCAAGCTCCGCAAGTTTCTCCTTATAGGCTTCAACTTCTGCAAGGGCTTGCTTCTTTGCGGCGACCAACTTGTTGATTCGCTTCTGCACGCCCTTTGGCTCATCGCTCGCGGATTCTTCCGGTTCTTCACCAGTTTCTTCCGGTTGCTCTTCAGACTCCACCTCTTCCTCTTCTTGGATTTCCTCTTCTTGAGGCTCCGAGGGTTCAGTGTTGTCTGCCGTTGTTTGTTCCTGATCGGATAGGAACGTCCCCTTGACTAGTTCACTGAGTGAATATTCATCGAGGATACCGATCTTTTCCGCAGCGTTTCCTGCCTCCTGCGACTGCGACGCAGGCTGTGTTTCATTGTTATCCATGCTGTTTTTGTGCGGTGCAAGAACCGCTATCATAGAACAGGGCAGTTGGTTTACACGCTGCTCAGGCCGTGTTTAGTTGCACTATGCAACAAAGTCTTTATCTGTCAAGCCTCTTTTCTTTAAGGCTTCTTCTCTAAACCATAGCAAAGTTTCCTTGAGGCCATTAACCCCGTCAGCCCTGCCTGCTGCATGGATGCGTCCTTCTCCCACCGTATGCTTGTCGATGGCAAAGAACACTTCCTTCTCAATGTAGGAGTCGATAATAGCAAGCGTGTTCTCCCAGAGCTTGTTCTCTCCTGTGAAGCTGAATGCTAGAGCTTGTTCTTCTGTCATGTTCATCCGTTTACCTGGTTAACACCTAGTCTTCCAATCTGCGCGTTCTGCTGCTGCATCATGCTCATCTGGATGTTCTTCACATAGTTCTCGAAGAGCGCCTTGAAGTTCTCGTCCTGTTGCAACGCCGCTTGTGCTTTCGGGTTCTTCTGCATGACATCCTGCACGAACTGCATCTTGGTCTGTGCTGCAGGGTCGTTCTCTGTGTAGAGGGCTTCGTTCCCGAGCAACATGTTCGCAATGTCGTTCTGCACGTCCTTGTACATCTGCTGGCTTGCCTGTGCTTGGTTGACGATAAGCTGGTTTGCCACTTCTGGAGCAACGGCCATCAGCATCATGCGGGTGAGCGCGTTCTTGTCGATGGCTCCGCCTGCGTCCATCTGGCTAATCGTCTGCAGGAACTGAATCTTCTTATCGATATTCGCAGGGTTCATGTCCGCAACATCGAACCGTATGTTCAGCTCAAAGTCGTTATGTATGGAGGATAAGCTCTGCGGGACTTGCTGCCCTCCTGTGACCATCGCAATCTCTTGCGGCGACATGAACTGCGAGCACAGAGCGAACATCTGCTTGAACACGCCTTTCCATGACAAAAGCCAGTTGTTGACAAGAAGCTGTTGCAGCATCTGCGTTTTGATGGGATTGACCAGTTCGTGGTTGACCCCAAAGTACGCACAATGCCTTTGCTCGACTGCCTTGATGAGGTTGAACGCTGTGCTTGGTTCTCTGGCTGGCGGCTCCATCCAAGTGTAATCGTCCCGCTGCGTAACGGGAAGCTGCACCCCAGGTCCCACCTTGTTGATGGCACCAATGCGCTTGACCACCTTGATGGGAGGGAGCGTAGCGAAGGCTGTGTAATCGCGGATGGAGTCGTGCTGCGCTTTAATCTCGTCCTGATCCGTCATCGCAAGCTCAGGGATCCCTCGAGAGTCTGCAATTGCTCTGCGAAGCTGTTCCCTGCGGAACTCCACGAACGGATACTCGCCATGAGCGTAGTCTAGCTTCTCGTAGATTGCCCAACTTGCGTCATCTTCACGCCTGTTGCTTGCTGCTTGAGGGCAAAACACGGTGTAGTAAATGCAAGGGGCGTTGCCATCCAGACTCTTCTGGTACGCATACACCACTTCAACCATGTTGTTGTAGTTGACCCCGTTGTAGACGAGCATCGTCGTCGTCGGGAGCAGGTTCATGTTGTAGAACGTGCTGCTTTTCCCGATTTGCTGCAATGCACGCTCCACCCAGTCTGGATTCCAGCCTTCCGTGGTGATTTTCTCGCGCAACTCCACTTCAGACATCCATGTTCTGCGGAAAATAACCCTGCTTCGTTGCAGGTCTGCTGTCTCTGGCGGGAAAATGATCTCGTCCCACGGTTTCAACGCCTGCACAAGAGGCAAATTGCGCGACACATACTCTTCTTCGTAAGTTCCAACCCCTGTTTCAGCAATGGACGCAGCAACCTCTGGTTGTTCCACAATAAGGCGCGGAAGTTCCATGAGCTGCTCGCTGCCGCTCTGTTGCGCCATCTGCATGACCTGCTGGATGGTGATTGCCTGTTGCCGCTTGCTGATATGCTGCTCCCAGCCTACATAGAATGCTGTCCACCCGTACTGAAGGGCGTACTGCGCTCCTAGTTCAGCTTCTTTCCGCAGTTCATTGGACATCTTATTGTCCCGAACCCAGTGCATCAGGTCTGCTGCGGCACTGGACACCTGCAGGTTCTGCAAGTTCGTCGGCATCGCTCTGATGTCGGACCGCTCGAAAGCTGTCACTAACAGCGCAGAAAGCTCGTTGCAGGTGCTGTCTACAAGCCTGAGGCGAACATCTGAAGCTCCCTCAAATGGCCATGCTGGACTGCCTTCCTCTCTCCACTTGCTCCACTTCTTGCCGTCGTCCGTTTGCCCTGTCCACCTGCAAAACCGGATGTTATCGAACTTTGTTGCCAGGTTTCCTTGGCTAGAGTTCACCATCGAACGGTTGTACTCATCCAAAAGGTCGCCAATGTCTGGCGTGCTCCCTGCAAAGGCTAGAGGATCTGTGTCGTTTTTCATTGTCAATATGCTCCGCAGAACTTTGTTCCAGCCTTCATAAGGTCATCCACTGAGTCTTGGTGCTGTGGATTCATCATCACTAAATATCCTAAGGCGTCAATAGGGTCTTTGCTAGCACCTTTTTGGCCATCCGCTCCAGTCCACTCGCGCAGGCTGTAAATAAGGTTCTGGCAGGTTTCGTGCACCATCAGTCTAGGGAAGTTCTTGCCTTGCTCAAGCGGTTGTTCTCTATCATAGCAAAGAAGGTCGTTGATGACTAGCACCCTCTCATCCACGCTTGCTGATGCTGCTGGAATGAAGTGCATAGGCACATGAGCGTCTGCTAGCATGTCTAGCAGGGTAATCCCGCCTTCCTTGGTCATAGCTGCTGTCCCTGCGCTTCTGGGGTCGATGTATCTCTCGGCAATTTCCTCTTTCTGTTTGTCGTCAATCTCTAGTGTCTCGATGAGCAGCGAGTACTCATCCACGCCTCTGCCCGCCGAGCTTCTCTGTGCTGGTCCAGGTTTTCCGTCTGCTTTCTCGCAAGGCAACGCCCATTCTCCGTAGCTTTGGTCAGGCCATTCTCTGTACACCCAGATGACGCCGTTCTTGTCCACCTTTGCCCATAGCATGAACCAGTTCCGTGCTCCTGCTGGATCTGCAACCATGTAGATGGTGCCGTTGATTTCCCTTGGGTCTGTGCTGAAGATGTTGTGGTCGTTGAACAATGGGAACTGGCTTCCTGCTGTCGCTTCTGCCCAGCCATATGCACGAATCTTGATTTCGTTCGTGGTCTTGCCGCGCAAGGTCTCCTTCATCCGCTGCCAATTGTTGTACGGATTATCCTTGGAATGGTACCAAATGCAGGCGTGCTTGCCGAACACGTTCCTAGCCATATACGGCATATGTCCGTTTGGAACACCAAGCACATTCCCTCCCTTGAGCAGGTCAGACTCTTTCCAGCTTACAATCTTGGAGGAGTTCACATATTCCTTGACCACGCTCGTGTAGCCTTCAATCGGTGTGAACGTCACTAGCATCTTTCCGTTCCTTGTCACAAGACGGTACCTGAGCGTCTCTAGCCAGTCCTGAGGCACAAGCTCATCGCACCAGATGAAATCCACTTCGCCGCCCTCAATCACCTTGATGTCCTGGAAGTAGTTCATAAACCACACCTGATTTCCCATGTACACAGCAGTGTTGTCTGTGAAGCCGTTCTTCTGGCTGTAGCTGATCTGGGTGTGGACGCTCTTCTTGACGTTCTTAAGCTCCTTGGGCAGGTACTTGTAAAAGACGTTCTGCTGGAAAGACACGCTGGTGAAATGGCTCTGATGCAATAGCCAAATCCGCACCCCTCGCTTCTCGATGCGTTCCTTGACCCAATCTGGCATGTCTCCCAGGTCTGCTCCCACAAACATCTGCGCTGCTCTCTTGGCTGCATACTCGGTCTTCCCTGCCCTGTTTCCTCCCAATATCAATGTCTCGTTGAACTCGCCGAGCAGCTTGTCTGTATCCTTCCATGAATCGAACTCCATCCCGTATCGAATGGGATCTGTCAGCTCTGCACGAACCCTAGCCTCCCTTAAGTCCAAAAGCTCGATTGTCCGCATGACGCCCACATTGGCTATCATCTCCCGCTTCTGCTCC